ACCCAATTCATGCAGGCGAATTAAATGAGTTTGGCCTGCAAGCCGCATACAGTTTCTTAGGTGTGGCTAACTCAGTATTGATTGCCCGTGCAGATATTGATTTAACAGCACTTGAGCCATCGGCAGACGCTCCTGGCGGAGATCCTCAAGACGGTACATTCTGGTTAGATACAAGTACAACACAATGGGGTATTTTTGAATGGAATGCCGCACCTGCCAGCACACGTAACGGACAAAGTTTTATTTCTAAAACACCGCTAATCGTGTTGGAAGCAAGTCAATTAACTGCTACCGGACCAAAGGCAGGCGTTGGACGTATTGGAGATTATGCTGTAGCCGTTGGAACAGATAGCGACCCTGGACCAGGCACACCTAGCACAATCGATAAACAAACGAATCATGAAATTTCTATGTACTTTAAGAATCGCAGTGGCATCTGGGTTAAAATCGGTACTCCAGAATGGATTGCTAGTCACCCAACAGCAACCGGCTCATTTAATGACACTACATATGCTACAGACTTAACATTAACTATTAATGGTGGCATAGATGTTCTAAACGGTAAGAATGCTAATACAATGGCCAAAGTTGCAGATGCTATTAATGTTAGTGGTCCAAGCGGTATTACAGCAACCTATACAAGTATAACTAACACACTTGAAATATTTTCAGAAGGTGCATCAGTTCAATTGCAAGGTACGTTTATAACCAATTATTCCGTAGGATCTGGACTAACGCTGGAAGAAGGCGGAGACGCAAGTGGCATTTATCCAAATAAGGTATACTATCCACCTGCATTAACTATTGCAAAACATACGCAAGTCCCTGCATACAGATTGCGCGATACAAATCCGCGCCCAACAGGTTCTGTATGGATTAAGACTACGGAACCAAATGCAGGAGCACGTTGGAGAGTTAAAAAATACAACGGAAACACTGAACTGTGGGCCAGTGTCGAAGCACCAATTTACGCAAATGCACATTCAGCACTTGCTGAATTAGACAAGACTGGTGGTGGTATTAACATTCCATTAAACAGTGCATTTGTTGAATACAACTTTGATCAACACAGTTCTCCACAAGCAGAATTCCGTGTTCTACGTCGTTTCCGTACTGGCGAAACAGTAATCCGCAGTAAAGAAATTACATCTTCTGGTATAACTGCTGGCACTTACACAATCCAGATTGGAGAAAGTCTAGTTGGTAGCGCCAGTATGACTCCTAAAATTGTTGATATAACAGTTACAGGATCTCTGTTGGACAGTGAAGCAATTGCTGCCGCAATCAATAATCCAGTATATAACGGTGTATCACAAGGTGCATTTAAAAATATTATAGCCAGCGTTGACAATTTAAATCGTGTGGTAATAACTCATAATTCTGGCGGAGAAATACGTTTTGCAGACAACGGCGATAGCACTAACTTTGTTGGATTCCTATTAAAGTTTGACAATAATAGTAATGTCTATAAAGTTCGTGAACAAGATGCAGACGGTGTTGAATTAGAATTTGGCGAAGGCGGCGTATTTCAGTATGTTGCCAGTAACTGGATTCCAATGACCATTACTCCTGATACTGCCAATGTTGTGCGTCAGAGTTACTATATCAGTAATGATAACCCACAGACACTAGTCGCTGATGGTACGCTATGGTACAGCAGTGTAGTAGACGAGGTAGACGTCATGGTACACAATGGAAATACATGGGTTGGCTACGGCAATTACCAGCAGTTTGATCCTACTAGCGGTAATCCAGTAGTTACAAACCCAACAGGACCGATTGTTGCTGCCAGTGAACCAGTGGAGCAAAGTGATGGCACTGTGTTAGTAGAGGGTGACCTATGGGTCGACACTAGTGATATCGATAATTACCCGGCAATTAAGCGGTACGACGGCGCTAACAAACGTTGGATATTGTTAGATAAGAGTGATCAAACAACAGAAAACGGCGTACTGTTTGCAGATGCACGTTGGAACGAAGACGGATTGACATCAGATCCAGCAAGTATTCAAGAACTGCTAGTCAGTAATTTCTTAGATTTTGATGCACCAGATCCTGCATTATACCCACGCGGTATGTTGTTATGGAATCTACGTCGAAGCGGATTTAACGTTAAGAAGTTCAAGAAGAACTACATTAACACACTAGATGATAACATTCGCTACAAGGCAAGCGAAAGCGATAACGGTCTCAACCCAACAAGCGGCGATAGCATGGCTGAATATTACCCACACCGTTGGGTCACAGAGTCTGGAAACCAAGCAGATGGTAGTGGATCGTTTGGACGTTTTGCACAGCGTAAAGTTGTACTACAAAGTCTACAAGCATTAGTAAACAGCAATCAAGAAATTCGCGACACAGAGCGTAACGGATTTAACTTATTGGCTTGCCCGGGTTATCCAGAACTAATCGGCGAAATGATCAGTCTAAACTACGATCGTGGTTTAACATCTTTCGTAATCGGTGATACACCTGCACGTTTAACACCAGATGCTACAACAATTAACAACTGGGGTACAAATGCCGCACTGGCACTAGAAGACAATGAAAAAGGTCTTGTAAGCAGTGATGAATATCTAGGCGTTTTCTATCCATGGGGCTTTACCAGCGACAACGCTGGCCGAGACATAATTGTTCCACCAAGTCATATGATTATGCGTATGATTGCTCTAAGCGATCAAGTTTCATTCCCATGGTTTGCACCAGCAGGTACACGTCGTGGTGGTATTACTAACGCTTCATCTGTTGGTTACCTAACTGACGAAGGTGAATTCCAATCAGTGGCACTAAATGAAGGCCAACGCGATACATTGTACAATGTAAAAGTTAACCCAATTACATTCTTTGTAGGCGCAGGTCTTGTGAACTTTGGACAAAAGACTAGAGCAAGAAATGCAAGTGCGTTAGATCGCATCAACGTAGCACGTTTGGTAATTTATCTACGTAGCCAGTTGAACAAACTAGCAAAACCATACATCTTTGAACCCAACGATAAAATCACTCGTGATGAGATCAAGCAACAAGTCGAAAGTCTATTGCTAGAACTAGTTGGACAACGAGCACTGTATGACTTCTTAGTAGTCTGCGATGAAAGCAACAACACACCTAACAGAATTGATAGAAATGAACTATACGTTGATATTGCTATCGAACCTGTCAAGGCCGTTGAGTTCATTTACATTCCAGTACGCTTGAAGAACACTGGCGAAATCGCTGGACTATAAGTGAATAAATAAAAATAACGGAGAGCATACAATGGCTATTTCAACACTAAGCAAATTATCAGTACCGTTGGCTAGTGACCAATCTGCAAGCGCACAGGGCATGTTAATGCCTAAGTTGCAGTACAGATTCAGAGTTTCTTTTGAAAACTTTGGCGTGTCAACACCAACAACTGAACTAACTAAACAAGTTATTGATTGCACAAGACCAAACTTAACTTTTGAAGATATTGAACTTCCAGTTTATAACTCAAAAGTACGTCTTGCAGGGCGACACACATGGGAAAACATCAGTGTTAACCTACGTGATGATGCCAGCGGTCAAGTACAAAAATTAGTTGGTGAACAACTACAGAAACAATTCGATTTCTTCGAACAAGCCAGCGCAGCCAGCGGCAGCGATTACAAGTTTACAACTCGTATCGAGATTTTAGATGGCGGCAATGGTGCAAACACACCATCAATATTAGAAACATGGGAAGTGTATGGTTGCTACCTACAAGGTGCTAACTATAATACATTAAACTACGCTACCAGCGAACCTGTGACAGTTGCACTAACAATTCGTTATGATAACGCAATTCAAAGTCCAACAGGCACTGGTGTTGGTACAGCAGTGGGTCGAGCACTTGGCACTCTTGCTACTGGCGGCGGTTAATATTACCCGGGAGACTAAAAAGGACACTTCGGTGTCCTTTTTTTATTATCTGTACAGTTTTTAACACCGGATAAATATTAATATGTCAAAATTCTTTAAAAACTTTCTAAGTAACGTAGGCGGCGGTATAACTAATCCCAAGGGAAATCTGGGAGATTTTAGACACGCCAGTAAGTTATTTGTAGACAGCAATTACCGATTAGCACCAAAATCAAAATTTCTTTATCACGTGGTGTTCAACATTCATCCTGTGGTCAAGTCTCGTATGCCGTTTATTGGCAACAACATAACAGCACTAAACATGTTGGTCAAAAGTGTCGATTTACCTAAGTATAAAATAAACACAGATTTAGCCTACCAATACAATAGAAAAAAACAAGTCCATACTAAGATAGAATACGAACCCGTGAATTTAATTCTCTACGACGATAACTTAGGTATTTCAACAAATATGTGGGCAAGTTACTACGGATATTACTTTGCAGATTCCAGTCACGGTGGTAGTGCAGGATCCATGCCTGGTGCGCCAGGATCCTCTGGTGGATCAACACCATTTGCTGGATTGGGGGGACTAAAAAATCTATGGGACAATGTAAAACAAATTCCTGGAGCCATCGCAGGCATATTCAAGAAAAAAACAAATGTTCAGAACAAAGGTGGCGGCAGTGACCCTGCAACACCAGTGGCATTTCAAAGTAATGCGTTTGATATATCGAATAAATTTAGATTTGGCTTAGACAATAACAGTTCAGTGCCGTTTTTTACCAGCGTACAAATCTTTCAATTGAGTCGTAAATCGTATCAGTGTTTTACACTTGTAAATCCTAAAATAGTAAGTTTTCAACATGATAATTTACAGTACGCAGAAGGCGCCGGCACTACACAAAATACAATGAGTTTAATCTATGAAGGTGTAATCTACGGAGTGGGTGCAGTTAAACAAGGAATTCCTACAGGCTTTGGAACAGAATACTACGACAAAGTTCCAAGCCCACTGAGCATATTAGGTGGCGGAACAGCAAGTTTATTTGGTCAAGGCGGTGTGTTAGGTGGAGTCTCGGACATACTAGGTGACCTAAGCAACCCTGATACATTTACCAACCCAGGTGCATTATTTGGTACGTTGGTCAAGGGTGCAAACACATTTAAAAACGCCAAAGAATTAACACAACCCGGTCTTCAACGAGAAGGATTTAGCATAGCCAAAAGTGCTATCACTGCGGTCACAGGTGTAGACGTTAGTGGTGTTGCTAACGTGGCCTTTCCTAAAGAAGCAGGCCGCGGCCAAAATCAAACTACTACTGCATTAGCACCTAAAGAATCTGTCAAACCGCAGTCATTAACAGCCAGCGAACAATCAATAATCAATGATAATCCTGTGGCTTTAAGTACTTTGGTAAGTAAAGCAACCACAGCAGGTGTTGTACCACCTGGACCAAATGCAGAGAGTCAAGTAAAAAGTTTAATGGCCAGTGGCCGAAATTTAAAATTAAATTCTCTAGCACAAAAAGTTGTAGCAGACGTAAAAGGATAATATGTCAAATAGTAATCTACCACAAGAACCACAAGACACAGACAGCGGTCAGGCTGTTAAATTATTTTTTAATAATTATTTTAACCAGACAGTCACATTTCCAGCCAGCGAAATAGATGCAGTAGTTGGGTTTTTTAAAAAACGCGGGTTTGATGACCTTGCAAGCAATTCCACATCTATTGTGCTACTGCAACAGGCTAGACTAGATGATGTAAATGTATTTCAGTTACTGGACACACTCAAAGGTCTTACAGAACTTCAATTAAGTGCAGTGGTCACTGAAGTGTTGAATTATAATCGACAAAAAAATTCAACACTAGGATACCGTGTAGAAGATACCAGTGAATTATTAGAAAAACGAAACGTATTGATATGACCAAGTTTGCACAGGGAAAATATGTATTAAAAAATCCTGACAAATATATAGGAAACAGGACTCCCACTTACCGCAGTAGTTGGGAGTGGGCTGTGATGAACATGTGCGATAATAATCCAGCCATTGACAAGTGGGCCAGTGAAGCAGTTAAGATACCCTATCGTTGTCCGTTGACTGGAAAACAAACAATCTATGTACCAGATTTTTTTGTAAATTTTGTAGATAAAAACGGCAAACAACACGCAGAAGTGTGGGAAGTAAAACCCGCGGCACAATCAATTAAAGAACGTGTGGGTCGTAATCCTATGAATCAAGCCGCATACGTTAAAAATATGGCAAAATGGGAAGCCGCAAGAGCATGGTGTGCAAGACAAAGTATCGCATTCCGGGTGATTTCTGAAAACGACATTTTCCATAAAGGAAAGCGATAAGTAAAGTTATGACGAAGAAACTTGAAGAATTACTTAACTTGCCCGAAACACAAGAATTAGTTAAACCTGAAAAGAAGCGTGGAAAATTAGACCCTAAGGTATCTGCACCTGCAGATAATTTATTTCGCAATATCAGCGACATAGATAAAATTGCATCGGCATTGCCGCAGGTAAAAGGTCTTGGAGACCTAAGCGATACAGAATTCGACACATTAGCCCAACGTGCTACAGATGCCTATGACGATTTAATGGACTTAGGCATGAATGTGGAGCCAAGATACAGCAGTAGGATCTTTGAAGTAGCACAATCAGCACTTAAAAACGCCATAGATGCTAAATCAGCAAAGATTGACAAGAAATTAAAAATGATCGAATTGCAGTTAAAAAAGGCAAAATTAGATCAAGATGCACAAGGAAAAGACCCAGATGGCGCTGGTGCGATTCATGGTGAAGGTGTGCTTATTACAGACCGCAATAGCCTCTTGGAAAAACTGCGCAATATAAAATAAATACATTACTGGAATCGAACTATGAAATCATTTAAAGACTATCTAACAGAAAGCAAAAAGACCTATGCTTTTAAAATTAAAGTAGCAGGAAAACTTGGAGAAAGTTTTGCTGAAGACCTACGTTCAGCAGTAACTAAATTTTCCATTGCAAATCTAAGCAAAGGAAAAAGTAGTCCTATTCAAGAAACTCAAATTGACTTCCCCAATCTTAAAAACGAATCAGTTACTGTTTTTGATTTAGAAGTACACTACCCAACAACTAGTCCGGTACTTGAGCAGTACATTGTTGATATGTGCCGTTGCGCAAAATCAATGCTACGTGTTCAAGGAGCCAATGAGTATACTGTTACACACGAAGAGCGCGAACACGCTAAAGAGAACGACGGTAAAGCATTACTAGGTCAGTGCGATCCAGAACCATCAAACAATCAAGGTATTGTAGGCGAAAAACATACTATGTCAATGCTTAAAGACCTTATGAAAGAAAAACATGCAGGCGAAGAGTACAAAGGTGTTAACGATGCTATTCTAGCAAGTTCTTCTCCACGCGGTACGGCCACAGAAATGCCAGAAGGCACATCTATCAGCCCAATTGGCTCTAAAGCCCTAAAAGGAAAATAAAATGGAAATGAAAAAACTACTGAATATTATTTCAGAAGGCAAACAAATTACAGAAAACTGTGGCGGCATGATGAACAGTGCTACCAGCATTCCTGGTGCACCTAGCACACCTCCAGTGTCTATGAGTGTTAATTTAAATGCTCAAGGTATTGATCAAATCAAAGACTTGTTAAATCTGATGAACAAAGCAGACAGTCCATTAGCACCAGGTGTATTAGGTCAAAGTCCTGCGCCAATGCCAATGCCAACACCCGCTGATGTTCCACCAATGATTTCTCAGCCAATGTTGACACCTAAAGCAGAGCCTATGGGCACAGCACCTGAAGGTCCAAAAGCACCTGATATGAGAGATTTAATTAAGATTGCATCTGCTCCTGACACAGAGCCCGACGATCAAGAAATGGAACCAGGCGAAAAACCAGCAGCCAAAAAAGAAATGCAGGCAGTAGCAGGCGAAGTTAAAGGTCTTGCAGATGAACTAAAAAATAGTCCTGCAGGAACAGGCATGGATGAACCAACTACCTATGGCATGGATGCCGCTGTACCGTCTGGCGATGACCTACATAAGCAAAAAGGTGCTTATCCAAAAGTCAATGGTGGTGATAACCCTATGGCATTGGAACAATTGAAGAGTCAGTTGTTGGCACTTTATAAAGAAATTAAAGAAGATAGATAATAGTTTCGTCGCAGTTAGCACCCTGTCCAAGGTGCCAAATAGACCCTTCGGGGTCTATTTTTTTCGGTAAATAATTACATGGCAGGAAAAACATTAGACGGCGTCTTAATTAAGAAAGCCCATAAACAAGAAAAGTTCACTGAACAACAGATTCAGGACCTTTCTATGTGCGCGGACCCCGAATCAGGATATTTGTATTTTGCAAGAAATTTCTTTTACATTCAGCATCCTGTTAAAGGTAAAATGAAGTTTGAACCATATGAATATCAATTAAGATTAATGGATAGTTATCACAACTATCGATTCAACATTAACATGATGCCACGGCAATCAGGTAAAACTACCTGTGCCGCTGGTTACTTGTTGTGGTATGCAATGTTCCATCCAGATCAAACTATCCTAGTTGCCGCACACAAATACACAGGTTCGCAGGAAATCATGCAACGCATAAGATATGCTTATGAGTTGTGCCCAGATTATGTACGTAGCGGTGTTACTAACTATAACAAAGGGAGTATTGAATTTGACAACGGATCAAGAATTGTATCGGCAACTACTACCGGCAACACTGGTCGTGGTATGTCAATTTCCTTATTATATTGCGATGAGTTTGCATTTGTGCAACCTAATATTGCAGAAGAGTTTTGGACATCTATTTCGCCAACGCTAGCCACTGGTGGTCGTGCAATTATCACCAGCACACCTAACAGTGACGAAGACACATTTGCCATTATTTGGAAAGAAGCAAATAAATTATTTGACAGTTATGGCAATGAAACTGACGTAGGCGTAAATGGATTTCATGGATATAAAGCAGAATGGTGGGAACACCCTGACCGTGATGAAAAGTGGAAAGAACAAGAACTTGGTCGTATCGGTGAAGAACGATTTCGTCGAGAATACGGTTGTGAATTCTTAATCTTTGACGAAACACTGATCAACAGTATTTGCCTTGCAGGCATGGAAGGTATAGAACCTTCTATGAAAATGGGACAATGCCGCTGGTACAAGCGACCCAAAGACGATATGATTTATGTTGTATCCCTAGATCCTGCTCTAGGCACTGGTGGCAACAACGCCGCTATACAAGTGTTTGAATTGCCCAGTATGGAACAAGTTGCAGAATGGCAACATAATCAAACAGCCATAGAAGGGCAGATAAAAATTCTCAAAGACATCAACAAATACATTGCAGAATGTTGCCCAGCAACCAACGGTAGCAATATCTATTGGAGTGTAGAAAACAACACTCTTGGAGAAAGTGCCTTGATTGTTATTAAAAATATGGGCGAAGAAAACATACCAGGAATGTTTATTGCTGAGCCTATACGTAAAGGGCATGTGCGTAAATTCCGCAAAGGATTCAATACCACACATCGAAGTAAAATATCAGCCTGTAGTAGACTTAAACACTTAGTAGAGTCTGGAAAAATGAAAATTAAAAGTAAAGTGCTGATATCAGAACTCAAGGCTTTTATTGCCAACGGCATTACTTTCAAAGCGAAATCAGGCGAAACCGACGACCTTGTAAGCGCATTATTACTGGCTGTACGTATGAGTGCAGTACTAGCAGATTGGGATCAGCGTGTGTTTGATCTAATGAGTGGCAGATTAGAAGATGAGGACGGTGATTTTGAGCCACCCATGCCTATCTTTATTTCCAGCAGTTTCTAACTAAATACTAACATGAAAGACCTAAGTACAATATCTACCGATTTGTTTAATAAAATTCGCAGTCAATTTTCTGACATTAAAATTGGCGATGAAACTGGTGCCTTAACTGATGAAGAGGACAAAGCACGATTTTTTGACTTTAATTTTAAAATTGGATCAGAAGTACTTGGAAGAGTCAACATTAAACTTGATCAGAAATCATTAACTGTGATTTACACAGCAGATATGCTGGACAATGCTGACGTAGGTAAAACTAATTGGTTTGATTTTTTAAAAGATTTACGCAGGTTCGCAAGATCAAACATATTGAATTTTGACACACGAGACATCACAAAGTCTAACCTAGACAAAAGAGATTACAAATATCTAAGCAAGGAAAGCGGAGAAAATAAAATGAGTGAATCACGATTATTCGGAACAAGTAAAACTAGTTTCCAAGACATGGGCGAGGCCAAGATTATTGTTAGGCACAGTCAACCAGTCAACATGGAAAATCCTGCCGGTCGAACACAGCGGATTGAAAGCATCTATATTGAAAGCGCCAACGGTGAACGTTTCCGCTATCCAACACGACACTTAAACGGTGCTCGTGCAATGGCCACACACGTTGCCAACGGAGGTAATCCATATGATGCTATTGGTGGCTACATTACTGGGTTATCTGAAGAAATTGGAAAATTACGTCAGTTTAAAAATTACACAAGCCGTAGTGGTGTAATGGCAGAAGCATTAGACGATGTAACTACTCAAGTGATCGAACGTATTGATCAAATTAAAACAGAGATCGCCGCACTACAACGTGCATCCTATTACGAGTCGTTTAGAGAAAGTTTTAGCCCCGCAGAGAACATTGATGTTCCTGAAGACCTAATGCAAACATGGGTAGATGCACTAACTGTTAAAACATTCAACGAAGAACTCACAGATGTATTTCCTTACTTGTATCGACTAGTTAAAGAAAAACAAGATCGTGGCTTGACTTATGATGATTTAGTTTCAGAAGCCGCTACCTGCGACACTTGCCACAAAGATCCGTGTGAGTGTGATGTTGAAGAAAGTTCAGATATGTTTGACGAATTTGAAAGTCAAATAGATGAACTAGCCACTCCTGAATTTGAACAAGAAGAAGAATTAGCAGGAATGCAAGCAGAGCAACAAGCGATTCCTCAAGAAGTTGTAGAATTCATTGCCAGCATGTATGATCGCAACACTGGAACTTTCCCACGTGGCGAAGAAGGTGTTAAGATTGCCTGCGAAAAGAAGTTTGGAGAACAAGCCGGACAGTTTGCTCACTATGTAGTTGAAAAACTTTCAATGAAGGGCGAAGGCAAATACGGGGCAGCAGTTGGCAGCGCACTAGGTGGTATGGCAGGAGCGGCCGCGGGCGCAGTCGGTGGTCCGGTTGGCGCCGCAGTTGGCAAAGCCGTTGGCAGTGTAGCAGGCAAAGATATTGGTGGCGGCATTACCGGTGACGATGAAGATGATACAAACAACAAGAGTGAAAGCAACATTAACGAAGGGTTAATGGACATGATCAAGGCTAAAATTTTGCCAAAAGTCATGCAAGTCGTTGGCGCTGAAAACCAAGACGACATTGCTAATAAAGTTAAACAAATTACCGGCGGCGATTTTTCAATTAATAAAGACAACGCCGTTAAAGTAGCCACAGCATTTGGCTTTGATCAAATAGTTGGCAAGAAAAGCAAAGCAGAAATGGCCGAAGGCATTGCAGGAAACTGGCAAGGCAAAATGGTACAGTTGTTATATACACTAGGCCTAGGCGGGTCTGGCATCGCGGCATCTGCAATGTGGGGTACTGTTGGTGGTAGTTTTATGGCAATTATCGGTACAATACTATTGATGTTTGCAGCCACATTCTTTAGCAGTGACAGAGGCATGGTTGGTGCTATGGGCAAAGATGGTCGCAAAGGTTTTGATACAGGCGAATCGATTAATCCAGAATTAGTTCGTATTAAAGAATTAATGAAATATTAATCTGGCAAAATTAAACCAGTTTTAAGCAAGAAATGTCTTGCTTTAATAAATAAAAGTGCGTACAATAACATGTATGCACTTTTTGTTTTACACGGTGTAAAACAATAATAGGCAAAAACGCAGTACATAGGCATATTAAAAGGAGAACTATTATGGCCACATTAGCAGAAATTCGTGCAAAACTACAGGCACAAGAAACACGTTCAAATGGCGGAGACCGCCCCGTTGGTGACAACGCAATCTATCCATTCTGGAACCTAGAGCAAGGTAAAGAATCCACAGTCCGATTCCTTCCGGATGGCGACTCAAACAACACATTCTTCTGGGCAGAGCGTTTGATGATCAAACTGCCATTCGCAGGCATCAAAGGCGAAACAGACAACAAGCAAGTTCAAGTACAAGTTCCATGTATGGAAATGTATGGCGAGGCTTGCCCAATCCTTTCAGAAGTTCGCGGTTGGTTTAAAGACAAGAGTCTTGAAGAGCAAGGTCGTAAGTACTGGAAAAAGCGTAGTTACATTTTCCAAGGCTTTGTTGTAGAAGACGGTCTGAAAGAAGAAAGTCATCCAGAAAATCCAATCCGTCGATTCATCATCGGCCCACAGATTTTCCAATTGATCAAATCAGCATTGGTTGATCCAGAGTTGGAAGAATTGCCAACAGACCTAGCACGTGGCGTTGACTTTAAATTAGTCAAGACCAGCAAAGGTGGATACGCAGATTATTCTACAAGTAAGTGGAGCCGTCGTGAGCGTCCTCTTACCGATGCAGAACAAAACGGTATCAAAGCACATGGATTGTTCAACCTACAAGACTTCTTGCCTAAGAAGCCTACAGATGTAGAAATTCGAGTTATCAAAGAAATGTTTGAAGCATCAGTCAACGGCGAGCCGTTTGACAAAGAAGCCTGGGGACAATACTTCCGTCCAGCAGGTATGGGACAAGTAACTGGTGATCCTAACAAAGCCACAAGTGGGCCAGTTGCAGATCACAACATTGACCCAGATGATGTTCCAGCCAAGCCAGCGGCAACACGCCCTGCGGCTCCAGCACAAACTGCTCCAGCAAATGGTAGTGGTCGTGCAGAAGACATTCTTGCGATGATTCGCAATCGTCAAAAGTCTTAATCAATTAGAGTAAGTATAGAGGCAACCCCTCTATACTTCTCACCACTATACGGAGAATAATTATGGCTAAAAAATTAAACAAACTTACTAAGGTAAATGAATCATTTACTGTTAATCGCTACGACAATGGCTTCATGATTGAAGTCGGTGGTCGCGACAATGACAATGACTGGAAGAACTGCAAGGTCATGTGCAGTACAGAAGCGGAATTGATTGAAGTAATCAAAGAAGCACTATCTATGGAATTGGACTCTTAACATGGCAACTAAAGCGTTTGATTTATCAAAATTTCGTAAAACTCTGACAAAAAGTATTGATGGACTTGGTGTCGGTTTTAATGATCCAACAGACTGGATCAGCACAGGCAACTATGCCTTAAACTATCTAATCAGCAGTGACTTTAACAAAGGTGTTCCTTTAGGTAAGGTTACTGTACTGGCAGGTGAAAGTGGTGCAGGTAAAAGTTATATCTGTTCAGGCAACCTAATCAAAGCCGCACAAGAGCAAGGTATCTATGTGGTATTGATTGACAGCGAAAACGCCTTGGACGAAGCATGGTTACACGCATTGGGCGTTGATACTAGCGAAGATAAGTTGTTGAAACTTAATATGGCTATGATTGACGACGTGGCAAAAACTATCAGCGAGTTCATGAAAGAATACAAAACAATGGACGAAGCAACTCGTCCAAAGGTATTGTTTGTGATTGACTCGCTGGGTATGTTACTGACTCCCACAGACGTTAATCAGTTCGAAGCAGGCGAAATGAAAGGTGACATGGGTCGTAAACCTAAGGCACTTACAAGTCTAGTTCGTAACTGTGTTAACATGTTTGGTAGTTACAATGTTGGATTAGTTTGTACTAACCATACCTACGCAAGCCAGGACATGTTTGATCCAGACGACAAGATCTCCGGTGGACAGGGTTTCATTTACGCCAGCAGTATTGTTATTGCTATGCGTAAGTTGAAATTGAAGACTGATGCTGACGGCAATAAGACTACAACTGTTAACGGTATTCGTGCGGCTTGTAAGATTATGAAAACTCGTTATGCTAAACCTTTCGAGTCAGTTCAAGTTGAGATTCCTTATGAAACTGGTATGAGTCCATACAGCGGTATGGTAGACTTGTGCGAAGCCAAAGGTATTTTGACAAAAGATGGCAATAGACTTAAATACACGTCAATAGACGGTACAGAAATTAAAATGTATCGTAAGGAGTGGGACCGTAACGAAGAGGGTGGTCTGGACAAGATCATGCTTGAGTTCAATCAAACTATTGCCGCTAAAGTAGCAACTCCATCTATTGATCAAGACACTGGGGAAATTTTAGAAAATGTTGACTGAAGATAATATTATTGATATCTGGACTGGCTTAAAAGAGTTTTTTGATAAAAAAGCCCTTGAAACTGTTGCAGGCAAATATGTTGATATACTTGCTGATAATGGTGTACAAGAGCATGTGTTCAAAGCCGCAATGGGCGGTGATGAGGACTTAGACGCTGCCATTGAGTACTACCTCGATGACAGCGACGGCGATGAAGACGAAGATCTCGATTACAGTTCAGAAAACTATGACTATGATGAGGACTAATGGGCTGGTATAACGAAGTCAGTAAGGACATAGGAAAAATTCCTGACGCCGTTCTCTTTTTTGAAAACGAATTAGAGGATGCACGTCAGGAAGTCCGTCTTTTCGGCAATTTAGAAAAAGCAGCCGCAAGTATGCCAGGTACTGTTGAACACAGATTTGGTCAACTTCAAGAAATTGAAGCCATACTTGAGTATCTCAATATTGAGTTACGTAGACTTAAAAGTAGTTTCTTTAGAAAGTATTTAGAAGGTTATGCTCGTGCATTAAGTAGCAGAGATTGCGAAAAATATGTCGACGGCGAAAGCGATGTAGTTGACATGGAAAAGATTATCAACGAGTTTGCTTTACTTCGTAACAAGTGGTTGGGCATTACTAAAGGCTTAGATCA